TTAATTTAAAAAGAAGTTTTGTGCTTCTACCTCATCCTTTAAATCTTGTTGAAACGTTGTGTTTAATTTTTCGACAATAGCATCAAGATCTCTAACTTGTGCATCAGCAACTTGTTGAGAATATTCTTTACTAGGTCTTGTTAATACTTGTACTATCTTTGCCATTACTCTCCTCCACCTGGATCAAATGGATCGTTATAAGAAGTATCATCACCTCTTGTACGTTCTCCCCCAGAATAACTTGATCCTGCTCCAGTTTCGTCTCTATATGCTCTATCTATTGCTTGTTGATCTCTTGCTCTTTGCATAGCTTGTTGTTGTCTATCACCACCTGCAGCTGCAAACGCTGCCTCTGCAGCTCTTTGTCTTTCTCTTTCCCTTGCTCTATTTATTCTTTCTCTTGTATCTTGTATGTCTACAATATTTCTTCTATTTAATCCTACTCCAGGAAAACTAGCTGCTGTTATTCCTGTAGGTATTTGATTTGGATTTGTAGCTGCTATAAAATCTTCAATATTAAAATCATCATCGTCATCGTCACCTTCTGCTAAACCAGCTGCTATTGCTTCATCTAAAGTTTTATACGTAGGGTCTTTTTGTAATGATATATCATCAAATACAAGATCAGCTTTAGTTTTAATACCTTTTGGACCTAATATTTTTTCTTCAGCTGCTGTAAGTGCTTTATTAAACTTTTCGTATCCTTCAGGTGTCATATTTTTTTTAGCTCTTTCTCTTCTTTTATCAAACGTTGATTGATCTACTTGAGCTAAATTATAACCAGCCATAATATTTAATCCTGATGGATCATAAGCTGATCCTCCATCAGATACAATTTGTCCAATATCATTCAACATAAATCCTGCACCTAGTGCTTCGTTTTCTATAATAGCTCTTCTATTTATAGGAAGAATATCATTAGCAATATTAGCAACACCTCCAATTATTCTACCTGGTAAACTATTTTTTGCATATGCTGCTATAAGACCTGGTATACCTGTTAATTGTGGACCTTCATAATACTCCGGATACGTATCCATTAATTTTTGTGCTTCAGTTCCTGAAGAATAAAAATCTCCAATTAAATTTCTTTCAGCTGCTTGTCTATATGCATATGGACTATATTGATCTGAAGTTCTTGTTCTAGTTGGATCAGGATTGTAAACACTAAAATTATCTCCGCCTCCACCTGTTTGTTGTAATAATTGTCGAGTAACACCAGGTACAGTTTCTTCAACAGGAGTTTCTTCTACAGGTGCATCTTCTCTAGGTTGAAATATACCAGAAATATCTGGTAATGGTTGAGCTAAATATCGTCTTGCTAATTCTGCTAAAGTTGCCATTATCTTCTTCCATCCGGTTGTATGTCTAATCTAAACGTGCCAAGTTTCCAACTTTGAGATGCAGCTGTATTTGCTATTTTTAAAGATACAGCTCTAGCTCTTGCACGAGTATCTACTTTACTAGTAGATGAGCTAATTGTAAAGGGTCCAAGTGATGAACTTGCATAACTATCATTTGGATAATTACGTAATTGTAAAGTTATTTGTGTATTTCCTGTTTGTGATATGAAGTCAGGCACAAATCTTCTAATCTTCATAATAAACTCACCATCTCCTCTAAGTGATGCAAGTCCTGTTGATCCACCTAGTGCAGATCTTTGTGCTGTAATATCAAAGTCTCCAGATTCAATATTAGAAGTAATAGCATTAACACCTGTTGCTAACGCTTCGTCAGTTCCTTTTTCATGTTCAAAATAAGTTGTGCATCCATCAGTATTACCAACTACATCATAAGAGGCATTGCTATCTGCGTCGTAAGAAGTTGCGTGCGGTAAACCAAACACCGCTGAATCTTGCCATGTTCCTCGAGCTAGTGTTCCTGTTGTCCATACAGGTCTTTGTGCACTAGAATCAAAATAATTATAAGTCACACATCTATTAATCACTGTAGAACTTTCTGTACAATAGAACCAAGTAATTTCACCAAATAGATTGTTTAGACCTACATTAATTAATTGACCTGCGGTTGTATTTAAATCGTTGTATACAAAGTCTTCTACTAAACATAATAAAGATTCTAGACTACCAGCATATTTAAAGAAACCATTTTCTGACATCCAATACGCAGCACCATCAACTTCGATTGCAGCATTCTGTCCAATTAATCCACAGTTTGTACCTACCTGTGCAAAACCAAAAGTAAAAGGTGCACCAATAAAACGCATAGTAAATAAAGATGTGTCTGACCAAATATAAATAGCATCCCTACCTCTAACTGCTCCAACTATTTTAGATCCATCAGCTAATCTTTGTGTTCCAGCTGTATTAGTTGCTGTAGGTGTATACGTGTTAATATCTTCTTGATCAGAAAATCTAATAAACATTGCATCTTGTGTTGTTGGATCACCTATAGTTGTTTCAGT